ACACAATTTACTAAGTAGGAGATATTATGTCAATGATGGAGCAAGGTGGATATAGAAAACCGAATAACCCAGCCCCAGTATCAGGCCCTGGCGCTCTTAGTCAACGTACTGACGGGGGTCCAACACAACCCGCAACCTACATGGCAGGACTACCATACGGACAAGGACAACAGAATTACGACAACCAAGTAGCAGCACCTATGGCTGGCAATCCTGTACCGCAAATGGAGATGCCAACACCATTGTTAGCCCCTACTGCACGTCCTTCAGAACCCATTACTACTGGAGTTGATATAGGAGCAGGTGCTGGTTCAGAGGTAAAGCCAAGACTACCTAATTCATCATATACAATTCAAGAAGTAATTAGAAATTTAATTCAATATGACCCATCTGGTGAGGCTGAGTTAATATACAGAAGTCTAACTGACGAAGGATACTAATGGCATATCGTCTTAATCCAATAGTAGCCAAGGCTAGCCCAAATCTTTATGCTGCTGCTAAAGCAGCAAATATACCTATGGACCAAGGTGGGCAACTAGAGCAGTTTAGTTGGACTGTTGAAAAAAACAAAAAATTAAATACATTAAGAATTGATGATGCTCGTAAAGAGTTTAATAACTTAGACCCCAGTGCACAAGAAAAATTAAAGTTTTTATTTCCAGAATCAGATTATCAACTAGCAGAACCAGGGGCTAGCAATTATCTTACTGGAGCAATTAAGACTGGGTTTAATGTTCTTAAGAGTCCATTAGTTTTATTATTTAAAACTGCTGGTGTTTTTAATAGAGTAATCAATACACCTTATTTGCTAGCACGTCAGGCTTCACAGGGTGAAGGTTTATTTACCAAAGAGTCATTTAGTGATGCTTGGGATGGTCGTAGAGTTTATGACCAAACTTCATTAAATGAGGCTGCAGATTACTTTGGTGTTGAAAAAGTAGAGATAGCAAAAGGTTTAATTGCTGGTAAAAAACCAGGTGAGATTATTGCCAGTGCTGGTGGTCAAATAAATGAAAAATTATTAGATGCTTTAGAAGAAGCATACAATAATCCAGAGTCATTCCAACAAGTAATGGATGGCGTTAAGAATGCACAAGTATCTCCAGGTAGAGATGTAGCACGTGCAACTGGAGTTCAAGGTGTTTCTGGTCCTATAGATTTTATATATCAAATTGCTGCCGACCCATTAACTTGGATGACTGGTGGAGCAACTGCCGTTCTTAAAGCAGCAGCGTTTGGTCTTAAGAATCAAACTGGTACTCAAATGCGTAAAACTATTGAGCAGTTTGGTGTTGCTGGAGTTAAAGATATATTTCAGGATAATAAAGATGTAGTTAAATTATGGGATGACCAACTTGGTCCTGCTGTTAAAAGACTTAATGATGAAACAGATACAATTGCTAAAATTGGAATACGTAATGATATTAAAAGACGTTTTCCTGGCTACAACAATGATGAGGCTATTGATTTTTTAGAAAGAAACAATGTTGTTAATGCTAGTCGTGCTCAAACAGTTTTTTCCAATGTTGAAAATCTTTCCATGTTTATGGCTGGTAGGGTTAGCGGTGCTCAATTCTTCCGCAATGGTATAGCAACTGCACGTAATCAACGTAGACTAACCGTTGGTGCTCAAAAGGCATTAAGTAATTTCTTAAATCCTTCATCTGGTACTACTAAAGAAATTGCTCAGTCAGTTGAGGAAATATCTAAGTCTCTTGTTAAGGCAGGCTCTACTCGTGAGGCTGATTTAATAGGTTCAGAAATAATAGACTTTACAAGATTTAGCCGTAAAAACCTTAAAGAACGTGTTTCTCTTCTTTTAGCACGCACTCCACAAAATCAAGAGATTAAACTTAATGTTACCGATAGAAGCCAGTCAATTAAGAGTGCAGATGTTTTTAGAAATACTGCACGTCAAGTATTACCAAAGGATTTATCAGAGGCTTTAACTGTTAAATTTATTAACTCTGATGCAAACGACCAAGTTGCTATGCTTCGCAGCCTTGATGTTGCAATTATGCAACGTTTGGGAATTGAAGGAACCGAAAAGGGTGCCTTATATATAAAGAATACTCTTGATGCAAAGTATGGTACTTCGGTTGGTGTTGCAGTAACTGAGAAACTAAATGTTCCAATAGGATTTGAAGACATTGTATCTAAGTCTGGCATTAAATTAGAAGATAACGTAACAAAATTTGATTCAATGGGCATTATTCATCCATCGCAAGAGCGTGGTGCTATATCTACCCTTGATTATCAAGAGTTAGCACAGTATGCCTATGAAGCAAACAAGGGTAAATTAATTTCTGGTCTATTTCAGGGTGCTACTAGCAGTGCATTATCAACTGGAATAGTTAATTTTTGGTCCATCTTTACACTCTTCCCACGTTTGGGTATACGAAGCGCTATTGATGAAGGTTTTATTTACTACCTTACAGCCCCTGCTAAAGATTTATTACAATACATAGACCGCAAAGGTCATAGAATGGGTAGGATTGCAGCAGCATACTCAGGTTCTAAGAGTGGTGAGCAGTTAAGAGTAAAGATTGCTAGAAAATTACGCAGACCTACTCCTGCAGATATGTATGACAAAGACGCAAGATTAAAAATAATTGCAGATTATGCTGCAAGAAATGAAAAACTACCTGAAGAGTTATCATCTTTAGAGCGTAAGTTTGCTCAGGCTGAATATATTACACAAGCATTAAATCGTGGAATAGATGAGGTAACTGGCAAGCCTAAAAAAGGACCTTTATCTAGAGCAGAAAAACTTAAAGGTAAATTAAATGACGAAGAAGTTCAGTTATTAATTCAAGCATTAACTTTAAATTCACAATACCTAACAGCAGGCACTAGGTCTATTGCTGCAGGTGCAAGCCTTGTTGGAAGACAGTCTGCTGAAGTAGCCGAGCAATTAGTTGACATGAGTAATTTAGATGTAGCCATAGGTCTTTTCCCAGACTTGGTTCAAGGTAAAACTGGTAGAAGAATAGACACAGAAAAGTTAGATTCACTTCAAGCCCTTGCTGGTCGTGGTGTATCTTTGGTCCACTTTGAAAACTTTGTTCAACGTTTCTATGGTAATACTAGAAACAATAAGGGTATTGCCGAAGATTTTTATTTTAATCCAGTTGGTAGTTTTGTATTAAGTAATGGATTAAGAACAGCAAGAGATTATTCTGGTGCTAAAATCTCTTTACTAGAACAAGTAGGTCTATCAAAAAATACAGATTTATTAACTAGATTTGATGAAGATATTATACCTACATTGGGTGTAAAAATTACACACTCAGTTAAAGATGCAGAAGCATTAAAGAGTTTCTTGGGTATGACAGCCCATACTAGTGCTCTACGTCTACAGGGACTAGATGATATGGAAATTGCTGAAGTTTTAATAGACCGTATTCTTTTAGATATGCGTCAGACTTTTCATGGTAGTGCAGATAACTTTAACGAAGCATTATTCAATAGGTTTAAATCTGGTTATGATGATTTAGCAAGACAAGAAATTGAGTCTGGAAAAACTATAGGTAGTAAAGCCCAAACAGCAGCACAGGGTATAACCTTTGAAGAGTTTGAAGAATTAACTAAAGGATTCCAACCTAAAGGTAAACTATTTACCACCCTTGAAGGACCAGGAATTTCTGATATGGAAAATGCTTATCAAAAACTTGGTAATAATATGATGGAATTAATGGATAACCAAGTAACTGGTATCTTACGTCAGCCAATAGTAATGATTAAATACTTAGATGTTCGCAAGAAGTATGCTGAAGCGGAAAAACAAATGGCTAGAAAACTTTATCTTGATAAGTTAGCCGAATATAAAGATAAAGGTAAAGTCATTGGAGAAAAAGTTCAGGGCGAGATTCTTGAAGATACAAGACAGCATGCTCAGAAACTTATAACAGAAATATCTGTTCAAGAAGCAGCAGATGAAATATTAAAGTTTGTTGATAACCCTAATGTTAGAACTAATTTTGCTGTAGCGGTTCGTAATACTGGTCGTTACTACCGTGCTACTGAGGATTTTTGGCGCAGAGTTTATCGTCTAAAAGATGTAGCACCAAGAGTTCTATACCGTATGCGATTGATGCATCTTGGTCTAGAGGCTGCTGGCGGTGTATATAAAGATAACAATGGCGAACCATATATCATGATGCCAACAGATAATGTTATATTTGGTGTTGTAGATAAAGCGGTTCGTGCTTTAGGACCAGGCGAGGAAAGTTTTAAACAACCAAAGTTTAATGAATTTACATTTAGATTAACTTTGGCTAACCCTTCATTCAGCCCAGATGCTGGTATGCCTACTCTTTCAGGACCAATTGGTGCATTAAGCGTACTTACTATGAAGGCTTTACTAGGTAAAGTACCAGCAACAAAAGAGTTATCTGAAGAATTAGATAACTATGCATTGGGTGATATAGGCGATGGTATGACGGTAATGCGTGCTTTAGTTCCCTCATCATTACAGAAGTTATATTCCTTTGTACCTAAAGATGAAAAGGATAGGCAAGAATCAACTGCAGCAATGCAGGCTATTGCTTATAATCAAGCCTTTAATACCGATGAGCAAATGGCTAAGTACTTAGGTCCTAATGCAACAGCAGAAGACAAGTATAACTACCTAAAACAAATTAGAATATCTGCTCACAATGTGGTTGTAATGCGTTCTATTATTGGATTGTTCTCTCCAATAGCACCATCTATGCAGGAGAGTATTAACGTTCCAGACTACCTTAAAGAGGTGGGTATAACTGGATTGCGTCCAGAGTTTTATGACTTAGTAAATGCAGTAACTCAGAAATATAAGGGTGATATTCAAGACCCATATGAGTTAGCAGTTGCTACATTCGTTGGTAAGAATCCAGGTAAGTTAATCTATACCGTTGCTCGTAATGAAAAGCAGACCAATGTAGTTATTCAAAAGACTAAGGCTGTTAAATCATGGGCTATACAAAACGAAACTAATGTTAAAAAGTATGGCGAAGCAGCATGGATACTAGCCCCGCATACGGGAGAGTTTGATGCTCCAACCTATGCTTATCTAGAAGCAGCAGGATTACTAGAAGATAAATCTTTAGAAAGATACTATCTAGATGTTTTGGTGGCTAAAGATAAACAGGCTTACTATGATATTGGTAAAGAAGAAAAAGAATTCTTAAAGTCAACACCTAGTATTAGTGCTCGTCAAGCAAAGATTGCTGACTCAACAAGAAGACGTGCATTACTTAAAGCATCTAATCCATTACTAGAAGCAACCCTTGTGGCTGGTGGTAATGAGGTAGCAACAGAATTAAATATGTTGTCTAACCTTGAAGAGATGATTAAAGATTCATCTATTAGTATGCCAGTTGGAACACGTCAAAGACTAGCAATGGCTACATCAAGAATTCGTCAGTTTGTGTCTTTATCTAATGATGCTTCAATTCGTGAGGCAGATAATTTTGCTGATATTAAAAGAAGTTTTAGAGATGAATTAGAAAACTTAATTGCAAGTTTAAGTTCTGGAGATGCTATCTTAACGGAAGCAAGCAGAGCAATCTTTAAATCAATTCTTGGTTACTACTCCCGTGATACCTATACCGCTAAAGCATACAAAGGATACTAATGGCTGAATTAACAGAACGTGATTTAAGAGACAAACAAAGAGGTCTTAAAGCATTAAATTCTCGTGATGCTGCAAGTATGGATTTGCAACGTAGGGATATGGCTATTTGGGATGACGATGATAGGCCAAGTGCTGTTAAAAGATACAACGTAGCAAAGGCTGAACTAAGCAGATTAGATGCTCAAGTTACCGCACGTCTTGCCGAAATAAAATTAATTGATACTCAATTGACTAATATAAAAGATGCTGAAACCAAAGAAAAAAGAACTAAAGAAATTGAAGATAAAAAGAAACAATTAAAAAAAGCAGAAGAAACTCTTGAAAGAGATAAAGCCACAAAACTAGAAACAGAAATTAAAGCATTAGAAGATGCACAAACAACTGCAGATGGTGGTACTCCTGGCATTAAGCCATATGAGGGTGATAATGAGTTTGTAAAAGATGTTAATGCTAAGGGTTTAAAGGTAACAGTTGACCCAGATAATGGTGGTAGTTGGGTTAGTGGCACCGAAGGTGATAGTCAGGTTCAACAGTATATTTACATAGGACCTCAAACTAAAGTTCCATTATTTATGAAAGATAAGCCTGGCCAACTTGTTAATGATTATGCGCCCTCTACATCTAATTTTGATGGAGTAAGAAAAAGAGTTATAGAAGATTCTATTAAATCTCCACGTGGATTAAAAGGTTTATTTGATGACCTAAGAGGTGCTGGTCTTAGAATTCCTCAAGTTGATTATGACAGACTTGATACTACTAGTACTAGTTTTGGCCAAGCCTTGGCTTATGCTTTGCAAAAACATACCAAAACAATGGTAAATGATTTAGAACAAAATAAAAATATTAACCCAAAATCTTTCTTTAAATTTGTACAAGAAGACCTTAAAGATTCAAGCATAACTGGACCTAAAGTATCTTACGATGAATTTGTAACTAAAGTAGATGAAGCAGAATCTGACCTAAATAGATTTTTTATAGAGTATGTAGGTAGAGGCGCTACAGATGAAGAACAGAAAAAATATTACAAACAACTAAGAGCGTTAGAAAAAAAGAATGCTCAAGTTACTACTACTAAAGAAACAGATTCTGGTGGTACTTCACAAGTAACTACTGGAGAATTTCGATTAGATGCTGAAGACATATTACAACTACAACGTAATATTGCTGGTAAGGCACTTGATGGTTCTGACATTGATGTAATATTAAAAGGTGGTAGCAAGGCTGCTCAAGATGTTAATAACGTATTAGCCTATGCTAAGAGTTACGGAGTAACCTTATCTAATAAAGATGCTTTGCGGTATGTATCAAGTGGATTAAAGAATAATGAAAAAGATACTAAAGCAATTCAGGCAAAACTACTTGCTGTATCTAAGGCTACTTATTCTAACCTATCAGATGTTTTATCTGAGAATGTTGACTTAGATGACCTATCTGCTAACTACAAATATACAATGAGGCAGATATTAGAAATACCTGAAGCACAGATTGATACATTAAATCCAACTATTCAAATGGCACTTAAGAATAACGGAAACAAAGGAGCGATGAACTTGACTGATTTTGAACGTGCTCTTAAGAAGGACCCACGTTGGGGTACTACTTCAAATGCTTTAGAAACTGCTGCTGGATATGCCAATAGTATTCTTCGTAACTTTGGATTGATAGCATAATGGCAACTAAAAAATCTAAAATGTCCGCAGAAGAAAAAGCGGTTAGAGATGCATTTGCAGCCGTTCAGGCTGATACTGGACTAGCAAAGGCACAAGAAATAATAAAAACTGGGGCTGTCCCTTTACCAACCATTACTGCTAAACCTACTTATGAAGAATCAAGAAGTTTAGTTTCACAGATATCTGACCCAAAAACACGAGCAGCATTTGAAAAAGCCTATGCTGGTATAGATGTTCAAACAGAAAAAGTTAGAAAACAATATGAGGACCTTGGTTATGTATATAATCCAAATACTGGACAAGTAACTCCCAAAGGAAATACTAATGTAAATACTAATGTAAATACTGGTGGAGATGCTAGTGGTAATAAAAATGTTGATATAGATAAAGATACTAGAAATGCTTTTGCAATACTTAAGCAAGTATTTTCTCAATATGGTTTAGGTGATTTAAGTTCAGTTATAGAAACTTTAATGAAGGAAGGGTATGAGCCAGAAGAGGCTACCCTTGCCTTAAAGACTGACCCAAGATATAACAAGGCTTATATTACAAGATTTAGAGGAAATGAATTAAGGCGTTCTGCTGGTTTAAATGTATTGACTGAGGCTGAATACCTAACCCTAGAAGATGATTATACTAAAACTCTTAAATCATATGGTCTTGAAAGTTATTTTGGTGTAGATAAAAGTATTAAACAATCAGCAATGGCTGATGTTATTGGTGCTGATATATCTGCTGTTGAATTTACTGAAAGAGTATCTACCGCAGTAGATAGAGTTAAGATGGCTGACCCAGCAACTAAGAATGCATTCCAACAATTCTATGGCATTGGTGAAGCAGACCTTGTTCAGTATTTCCTAGACCCTAAGAAGGCTTTAGTAAATCTTAAAGAGAAGGCTGTTTCTGCTGAAATTGGTGGCGCAGCACTTGGTCAAGGATTAACAGCAACTGCTACAAGTGCTGAAGACTTGGCTAGATTTGGTATTAATAGAGAACAAGCACAGGCTGGTTACTCAACTATTGCACAAGAATTACCTACCGCCGCTAAACTTGGTGACATATATTCTGAGACTGGCACTAGATATACTCAAGCAGATGCAGAATCTGCAACCTTTAAAGGCTTAGCATCTGCTAAACGAAAGAAAGAAAAATTAGTTGCTACTGAAGAAGCACAATTCCAGGGTTCATCTGGTGTAGGTGCAGCAGGATTATCAACCACATACTTGCGTAGAGGTTCCTCAGCAGGTCAGTTCTAAATAGATTCCCTACACGGATAGACCAGCCCCGTGGGGTGTATAAGTCTGGTAGCAAGAGCCAACCAATTTCCCCGAATTGACTTGTGGCTTGCGACTAATCAACGAATAGAAGGGTGGGTTGCTATGAGCAACAACTACTGGGAAGACGAAGACGAAGACCAAGATAACGACATGCCTCTGCAAGGCGATGACTTAGTTAAGAAACTAAGAAAAGCCAAACGTGCAGATGAAAAACGTATTAAGGAACTCACTGAGCAACTTGAGGGATTGTCCAAGGTGCAGCGTGAGAGAGTCGTCAAGGAAGTCCTAGAAAAGAAGGGCGTTAATCTAAAGGCACAACGCTTAATTATGAAAGACTTAGAAGACATTAATGAAGAGTCAGTTAATACCTGGCTTGACGAGAATGCTGATTTGTTTGGATTAAAAAGCGCAGAGTCTGCAAATCCTGAACAAGAACTTAATCGAGCAGCCTTACGGCAGCAAGATGTTCTTACTCAGAATGCATTAACCCCTGAACGCACGGAAGATTTGGAAATGAGATTATCTAATGCACAATCTGCAGATGAAATTCTTGCCATTCTACGTGCAGAATAATAATTAATCCATAGTAATTCTTAATCACCTTGGAGGTGACAAATGGCTAATGCCTATACAGGTACAGGTTCGTCCACACTTGGAGGAACCGCTGGTGGCGCAGGTCTAGTCCAGCAAGCGTATGACCGCTTATTGGAGTTCGCTCTCCGTTCTGAACCCTTAATTCGTTCAGTCGCAGATAAAACACCTGCCCGTCAATCAATCCCAGGTTCAACCGTAGTTCTACAGAAGTACGTTGACTTGGCAAAAAATACTACTGCTCTATCAGAAACAACTGACCCAGATGCAGTAGCACTGTCAACACCAACAACAGTTTCTATTACTCTTAACGAGTACGGTAACTCAGTGTTGGTAACACGTGCGTTGGAACTATTCAGCCTTGCTGATGTAGACCCAGCAATCGCAAACATTATCGCTTACAACCTAGCAGATTCTATTGATGAAGTAGCAATGACAACATTGCGTGGCGGAACCAATAAAATTTTTGGTGGAACTCGTACATCAACTGCAACTCTTACAGCATCAGATACAATTGACTCAGCAGATATCCGTAAGGCTATCGCTAAGTTACGTTCTGCTAAGGCTGTAGCACGCAAGGGTTCACTATACTGGGCTGGTATCCACCCAGAAGTATCACATGACCTACGTGCAGAGTCATCATCTGGCCAAGGCTGGCTACTTCCTAACCAATACGGTTCTTCACAGGACCGCATCTGGGCTGGAGAAATTGGTAACTACGAAGGTGCATTCTATATTGAATCACCACGTCTTTACTCAGCCAAAGATGGTGCTGACCAATCAACATTAGCAACAACAACAGTAACAGTAGCAGGAACATCAGCAGGATTTACATTCGGCGTTGCTTCTTCTGCAGTAATTGCTAGCCGTGCTGAGGTTGGAGACAAGATTTCAGGAACAGGTGTTGGTTCAGGTGCAAAAATCACCGCAATTTCAACATCAGGTTCAACAACAACATTCACTGTAAGCGTAGAAAACTCCGCTGCAGTAACTGTATCAACAGTTGTAACCGTAACTCCTGTAACTCGTGTATTTAACACAATTATCTGTGGACAGCAAGCAATGGCACAAGCCGTTGCCGAAGAACCACACGTAGTTATTGGACCAGTAGTTGACAAGTTAATGCGTCATCGCCCAATGGGTTGGTATGGCGTTCTTGGCTTTGCTCGCTACCGTGAAGAAGCACTGTATCGAATCGAAACAGGTTCATCAATCGCTGCTCTTTAGTAGCAATGAGGGGTGGGGCTTATACCCTACCCCTCTCTTAATAAAGGACTTAAATGACTACATACGTTTTTGATACACCAATAGTTAGAGAAGGTCCAGCGGGTGGACACCGCTTGTTTTACTTTTATAAATTAAATCGTGGTATAACTATTATTCGTGATAATGGTACATACAAGCAAGTACGTTATCTAGTAGATGAAGACTTAAATAGTTACCAAGAAGTTTATCTTGGAGGACATCGTCACATAGTTGACGA